GAAAGCGCAGGCAGAGTGGATTCGTACGGGGCGTGAGCCGGAGTACTGGCCGCACCCATCAACGTGGCTTAATCAGCAGCTAGACGATGATTACGACACCACCTCAGTGCCCTCCCAACATGAGTTCTACGAGGCTCGGGTGCAGATGCTCCGAGAACAGCATGTTCGGGAGAAAGCGCAGCTCAACGCCGTTGCAGGTGATGCGTCTATGCCCGCCATCACCTCCACCTGCGTTGAAGATGATGACGAGGACGAGGACGACGATGACTGGGATTGGGGCGCGTAGTCATGAGTCTCTTTATCGCCGCTAAAAGTGCTGTTGAGAAGGGTAAACGCCTGCGTGGTCAGCGTCTCTACGATGCGGATGA